GCTTCATCGACGCGGTTTAAATCTTAAAACGCCGCAATGGAGAAATCTTCACTAAGATGAAAACTCCGAAATAGTTCCCCTTTTCAATCAGTCCTTGACTATACCCATGATATAAAAACCACGGAAGCCAGCTAACTGCATATCGTCTCCAAAAGATCGATACAGATTGATAGTAGAGGAAGTGAGAATCTCAACCCCTGGTCGAATAAATTTAACCACGGTAGATTCTACAACTGCTGGTTGCAGTGTCGTTGAATACAACGGTCTGCAAGCAATAGTATTTAAATAACTAGGAACAGTTATTGGTTCACAATGATTTGTGAAAGCATATGGCCTAGTGACAAAGTTTTGTTCATAGATGTTCGTAATAGATTTCAATCCATCTCCCATCGACATACGCATTGCTGCGTATCCGTTGACTGGATTAGAATCATTTGAACAAACTATGTACCTAACTGAACCACGAGCCCATGCATAAGATGACATTATCATGTCAAATACAGATGATTTTAGAGCATCACTGACTACAGTATCCCCCGTATTATGTGCAAACACAATAAATGAAGGAAGAATTACATAGCCGGGATTAACTGATGTAAATAACTTTGTATAACAGTTTCCCAGCGTTTTCAGTGACCTAATATCCTCACCAACAGTCAAGGCTGCCTGGTTAGGAGTTTCACGCATATCTGACGTAGCAATCATGCCATCATGTGCAGCAGTATGCTCCCACATACCCATTTGAGCGTGGACCAATACCGGTTCTTCAACTAAACTAGTAGTAACAATGTTACCAACATTAACTACCGGTCTAACAAACCTTGGAACTGCAAACTGTGCATCCTCTCCCATTGACATAAAAGCTAATATATCGATGGATGTGGAAACCGTGTTAGAAGTACCAAGTGGGTTAACAACGTAAAGAGACACACAACCATTGTACTGTCGTGTATACTCTAGACCTTCAGTGATGGAGGTTTGATCATTGGCTGAAAGTAAATATTGTGTTTGAGGGCAGAATGGTACTTCAAAATCTAGGGTGTCACTCTCTGACAAATCCCAGATTATTTTGAACGCATATTGCTGTGCATCTGAATATGTATTAGCATCATTCTTCTCAATAACATTTGGCTTCCAAACAATCATTATTCTTCCAACATGGAACTTGGTCTTAACTGCTTTGAGATGGTATCGCATTGTTCCTCTCCAATAATTGAAGAAAAATGCAACGCCACCACAAGCAGTTGGTTGATGATAACCAGTTTGTGTCTCAGTAGAGGTTATCGTTGTTTGTGTATACAACATTGTTGTTAGATCACCGCCAACATCACCAGCATTAGGTGACACTGGCCACCAAGCCAATAAATTACCTACTGTCTCAGATGCTGCCAATTTAAAAGTACCAAACCATGTAGGTCTTGATACTAAGAACGGTATTGACAGTTCATCAAATCCAGTAGGAGAAATTGCATTGGTTGGTACAATCTCGTTGTCAACGAATGTAGACAATGTAGATGATACATTAATTCCATCTCCAGATGCCATGTAAGCTTGTGAAACAAAGCGAACATTATGATAGGTACGTGTATTCAAAATACTTCCATACCCATAATGTGCAGCAACTCTTGATGCGGTTTTAGCAACCCAAGAAATAGGATAAGCAAATTCACCTATTTCAGGAATAAATGTACCAACAGCATTGGCAACATTCGAAACGGTCTCTAAGATCGACGAAATCTTAAATGAAGACTTTTCATTTTTAACTTCATCTGTCTTAGCTTCCCTTTGGACAACAGGATTAGGTTCATCTAATATAGGAGATGGTCCATCTTCAATGACCTCATCTCCCATTTGGGCAATGTAATTGTACGGTGTAGTATTCAATGTGTTGTTAGTGACACCAGGGGGGCCTAGCTCAATATCCTCGTAATGTAAATATACTGTGAGGTTTATTGGGGCTATAGTTCCACTATAATTGGGACCATAAAATGATCTCAATTGAATAGTACCTGGGTCACCAGCAGCACCTGCATACACAAAACGATGGGCTGTAGTCAAATCATAACTAGTAGCTAGTTGAACATATGGAACTCTAAATACTGCTTGCTTCTCGGCATAATCAACAATTAGATGTTGTCTTTGTGTGAACACACGAGGATCTGTGGATCTAAAACATTCGTCAGTGCCAGCATTAATGTCCCCCGGATTGAATACCAAAATTAGGCATCCAGCCACTGCAGGGGGTGCATTAATGACGACAGTAACGCATGTTGTAGCCCTAATCATGGACACACCTTGCAACTTATCCAGCCACAACTGCTGCGACAATAACATACCCATACAAGGAATCTGCAAAAGCAGATTGTCTGGGTAATCAGTAGCAACAATTGTTCTAGAATAAATTGCAATTGGTCTGTTCAGGAAGGAAATTATAGAAGGATCATTATCTACACTTCGTGGAAGTGTAGAAATCTTTCTAGCCTTTGTTTCTTGAACATTCTTTTGTTGAGGATCTTCACTAGCACTAGAAAAGCTAGTGGCACCTGCAACTATAGATAACACCTTATCTTTAACACTTGCATTACGTAAACTCATAAATCATAAGGTCACCTGACGTTGGTGAAGTACGGGTAATTATGTTACCAAACATGACTTGTAGTAGTCAACACTCCATCATTTTACGTATGACGGATAACGGGTAGATAATACTCCACTACCGGAGGGACTTTCACAATTAGTTAAACCATGAGAAGAACCCTTGCTCTTTCAACTTGACATCAGATTCTGATTGCGTACGTGCATCAACATATGACATCAATTTAACATCAGCAAAGGGTCTCAAAATTTTAAAAATTGCATTAGTCCATTTTTCGTAGGTGGCAATATCATACCTACTCAACTCGAGCGACATCCCTCTAAAAATTCCAGCGAAATGTGAGTCTAGCTTAGCGCTACGACTCAACATAAGTTTCTTGCTATCAAATGACACAAACTCTCTTGGAATATTCGCTAGAGGTTTCAAGATAGAAGCCAACTCAAGTTTTGCAGAAAAAGATATGCCATCGAATCCATAACTACGCTTCAAAAATACACATTCCTCAAATTTCTTAAAAAGAGGATTGGAGTAATTTTTGGCGTCTTTATTACCACTAGTAGCGGTAATACCCATCTTGTCATACGCTGATATTATATCACCGATTGTGATAGAATATTGAGACAATAGGGTTGGGTGCACAGATCCGACGACATCATCGCCACCTACAACGACACGAACTCGATTCAAAACCTCATCAACTGCTTTGTCATTCATGAAATCTATTTTTGTGATAAACACAATGGCTGATAGAAACATGAGTTGAGCAATCAAGCAATTGATAAGTGACGTTGTAAATTCTCCAGACGCTATTCCACCATCAGAAACAGTAAACAAATTATTTTGTTTAAATCCCTGTAAGGTGTCACTAGCCACATTGTACGATGTGGTAGTAGCGTCGAAGTATCTACGTAACAAAAATCTATGAGATGGGAACAAATCACACAACATGTGCTTAACTCGCAATGTCAGATAACGATCTGACGTAACATCTTGAGCTTTCACATCAATGTCAGTGAAACATTCCTCATCAGGGCCAATAATTAGATTGGGTACATCACGAAAGTGTAACCAATCATACATTCGGGGGGCATCCTTGATAGGATTGATACAGTTTGCTATACCACCAGTATTCTCGATTTGGTTGTTATTAAAATACAACACGGCTGATCCTAGAATCTGACGACTTAAAACTTTATCTTGAGTAGTCATCGCGTTGATAACTCTCATCCTACCTTCACGATACTTGCGCAACTTCATCAACTCATCCTTAATAAACTGTTTAATGGGCGTTCTATAAACAGGTTTATTTGGGTCCATAACTGACTCCAAAAACCTATTCATATCATGCCTAAAAATAGCACTTTGGACAAGTTGCCTAGTCGCACTAATGTCTCCTTTCTTCCTAAGCTTACCATATTGCAATCCAGTTGACGAATCATAATTGATATGTTCCAAACTATTGAAACCTTCAATTGCTTCATCAAGTGACAAGATCTTATAATCAAATTGAGTCGAATTTTTAAAATAACTCCTTTGCATATAATTCTTGACAGATTCCAATAATGGATCGGGAACTGAATTACCTTTCCGATCAGTACCCAAAGAATGCGCAATTTTATAAGGTGATCTGAAACAATCTTCAGTGTGTTGATGCTTATCATCATTGCACACTTTAGAATAATCAAACAACTTCGTGGGAACTTGCGCGTCCTCAGGTAAACCTTCTTTAGGCTTAGGATGAATATTGACACCAGCTTCGGACAAAGCAGTACCAATGAAATGAGCATAGTTGCTAGTATGCTCATCAGCGTACCCATTCTGGGCATTGACAATAACAAACTTAGTAGACTGATTTGGACTTGTCATAGATCCAACTTCAGTCATATTCGCAAAAATCGACTTAATATCACTAACGACATCAGTGGTAAACTCCTTACTACCAGGTCCAACCAGTTCAATGAATGTACAAGACATTCCTAACTGGCGTAAACCGTCTTCCAATACTTTCTGAGTAATTGGAACAATAGAAGAAGAACCACGCATATCATTAGCGACGTGAATACCCATTACAGGTGAATTACATGCTATAGTATTATCTCGATAAATTGGTGAGCCACAATTACCACTTGCAGCTTGATAATTCGAGAAATAAAC